AGCGGGGCAGGATGATCTGCCCGGACGCTGGGAACTCCTCCAGCTGGTAGGAGAACGCCCGGGTGATCAGGGCACGCCGGGTCTCGTTCTCGATGCACTGCGTAGCCGTGAGCACCAGCGTGGCGATGTATGCGTCGTCCTGCGAGTGATAAACACGCGCGTGCGTCTTCAGGTCGCTGGTGCTCACGGCCGCGGTAACTGCGCCTGCGTCGGTCAGGTTGGTCATCATCGCTTCGCTGCCTTCCTCGTCGCCTTGCAGCAGTCGGGCTTCACGCAGGCTTCAGGCTGGTCTGGGTGAGCCTCGGCGCGTTCGGCGAGCCCGGTGGCGATCAGTTCGATCGCGGTGCGCTCGTCGACGGTGATCAAGTCGCCAGGCGCATGCACGGCCTGCTGGACGATGAATGGCTGGATGACTCGCACGGTCTTCATGTTTGGAAATCCGCCCGGGGGCTTTCGCCCCCGAGCGGTGTGGGTTGAGTTCAGTGATCAGGTGGAGCTGGTGCTCAGGTAGCGGAAGGCGTTCACGTTGGTGACCGTAAAATCGACCCTTGATTGGCCCATCACCGCTGTCTGGTTGGTCTCGGCGTATCGCTCGCGCAGCACCTTGAGCGTGTAGCCATTGCGCTCACCGATCACGGCGTAATCGAACGCGCCGATGCACGCCAGCTTGACGGGGTTGCTGGTGGTGCCAGCCGTCGGCACCGCATACGACGAGTAGATCGGGATGCCCATGAACCGATCGGGCTCGCCGAGCGCGCCGCTGGGCTGCCAGAAATATCCCAGCGTCGAACCGCTGATGACCGCCAGCTTGCGCAGGTTATAAAGGAAGGTGTCGCTGCAGACGATTGCGCAGCTCGGGTGCATGCGGTACTCGCGCGGCAGGCTGTACACAAAGTCGATCACGTCAGCGATGGCGTAGGTCGGAGAAGCAGCCGAGCCACCAAAAGCCTTGCCGTCTGCGATCAGGTTCTGGCCGGTGCTGGTGTAGTTGAACAGGCCGCGCGGATTTGGCGAAGATGCGCTGCCGGCGATGAAGCCGTTCTCTTCCACCTCGGCAAACTTGCGGGAGAACTGCTCCGTCAGGATCGACTCGATCGAGAAGCCGGGGCCGCGAGCGGGGGCGTCTTCAATCAGTTCGTTGCTGATCAGGGCAAGGCCGGCGATGCGGCGCGGCTGAAGCGTGCGAGCAGCGAAGGTGCTGCCGCCTTCCGACGCAACCGAACCAGCCTCCGACACAAAGCCCGCGTTGACGAGTCCGGTCTCGATGGCGATCTCGCGCTTGAACGAGCCGAGCGGCATCACCTTGCAGAGCTTGCGCATGATGCACATCTGCTGCAGGCGCTTGGTCAGCTCCTGGTGGAACTCAGTCGGGGGCAGAACATCGCCGGAGCCCGAGGTGCCCTCGGACAGCGCGCGCATTTCGGCCACGGGGGTGTGCTCGCCACGCTTCAGGTAGGTCGCGTAAGCGTTCTCGTACTCGTCGCTGCAGCGGAAGTCGCCGAAGCGCGGGGCGCGCTGGGCGGTCTCGCGAGCAGCGGGAGCGCGACGCACTTCGGGCGCGTCCGGGCCCACGTCAACGAAGCCCGCGTCCTTGTCCTTCGCAGCGAGGCCCATCAGCGCGTGGTTGCGCTCGATCTGGCTCTGCACGCTGCGGTACTCGGCGTTGAGCGCGTCGAACTTTGCGGTGTCCTCGGCGCTCATGTCGCCGCCGTTGGCGTTGGCCGCCTCAATCATGTTCTGCATGGCGCGGTAGCGGGCGTCGTTGCCCTCGCGCAGTTCCTTGTAGCCCTTCATGGTGTTGTTCCCTTTCAATGTGCGGCGATCAGCCGCGATGGATTCCAAATGCCGCGTTCACGTCAGTCAGCGCTCCAGCGCATCGAACCGACACGATGAACGCGACTTCGTTCGTGGCGGCGTAAGTTTCATTCAGCCTGGTCACGCTGATCCCGTTGCCCGCGAACGCAAGCAGGTAGCGCGAGAAATCGGCGGCGATGAGGATCTGTTCGCCGTCCTGCACGAAATTGCTGTTTCCAAACTGTGCGGGGCTCATGTCGAGCATGGTCCAAGGGCGGCCCCACATGGTTCGCTGGCCGTTTGTCATCAGCTGTTGAGCAGAACCGGAATTCGAAGTGCCGAAGATGTTTCCGGAAGTTGTGGCAGCCGTGTGAAAGTTCATGCGAGCATTCCACACCCACAGGGCTCGCTCCCAATAGTGAGGAGCCAGCCTCTCGTCGTAGCAAAGGCCGAGAGTTGAGGCGATCACATCGTTGGTCTGATTGAAGATCCCGGTGTTTCGACCAATCGCGGTAGTAACTGTGATGCTCCTGCTGTAGCGCTTTAGCGTGTTTGCAATTCCGTGGCACGCATCGCTGCCGGCGGCGCTTGCGGTGCCAGCGGTCACGCTGTCGTCCTTGTTGCCGATCATGATTTGGCGGTTCAGTTCGCGTGCAATGTCTTGCGACGCCTGCTTCACGATGATGTTTTCGACGCTCGCGTCGCCCTGCGAAGCAGAATCCTCGACCAGTTCCAGCGAGGCGCGCACCATGACGCTGATGCGCTTCAGGGTGAAGGTCGAGGTTCCGGTGCTAGTGTTGCTGGTGCCTGGCTGCGTGAACGATGGGACGGTCACCTGCGTCTGACTACCAGTGGTGGCGTCGATCAGGGTGCCAGCCTCGCCGGGATTCTTCTGCACGCTCAGACCGCCCGGGCGTCGGGTGGTGTCGTTGGGCGGCGTGATGATCGGCACGCTGAAGGTGCCAGTCGATGCGTACACCTTGCTGACCTGGCTCAGGATTCGGTCGTCGCCCATTTCCAGCATGAACTGGTTGGAATAGGTGGTCGGAAACAGCACGGCGCCGCCCGTCGCGCTGCCCTCGCTCAGTGCGCGAGCCTCCACGTCGGTCAGACCGTTGTGCCCGCGGGCGAGGTAGCGCGAGAACAGGCCGCGGTACTCCTCGCTGTTCCGATCCAGTTTGTTCTTCTCCATCGCGTTCTCCGGTTAGCGCCGGGGTGCGACGAAAAAGGCGCACTAGCCCGGCGGTTCGTTGTCTTCCAGTTCAACGTCCGCATGCAGGCCAGTGCGCCACGAGGGCAAGCACGGAGGTCTGTCTCGCGCGGTGGTGTGCATGCACTAGGCAGTGGCACCCACGCGCGGCAGGTATTCAATTGGCCGCCATTGTCGCGTCAAAAAAACGCGATGCAAGGGCGGGGGGTCAGCACGGCGGCAGGAGCCGGATCGTGCGGCGCACGGTCTCAGCCCGGGCGTCGCGAGCCTCGACACTGGTGGCACTGTTCGCCGGGAACGTCACGAGCGAGATCTCCAGCAGGTCGGCGTCGAGGATGACGCGCGTGGGCTTGTCCACGCCCTTCTCGTACTTCTCAGCCCGCACCATGAAGCCGAAGCTGCACTGGCTCACAACGCCGCTCTCGACCAGGGCGTGCGCCTCGCGGGCCGTCGCCGTGTCGGGGAGGGTGGCCTCGAAGCCAAGGCCCGTGGCGTCGGTGAACAGGCGCAGGTTGCCAGCGCGCACCCGGGCGAGGGGCTTGCCGGTGTCGTGATTCCAGAGCAGGGCAATGTCGCCGGGCTCTTCCATCGAGCGTGCGAAGGCGTTGGGATCGACCCGCTCAAGCTCGCGACCCATGTCGTAGGAGTCCCAGGTCACGGCGTAGCCGCGCACCTTGAGGTCGGCGGCGGGGGCGAGGGTGCCGAGGGCACGGGTTTCAGGCTTCGGGGTTGGCATTGGTGGTGGTCTCCAGCAGGGGTGCGTGTGTGGTTTCGAGGCGCACCATCTCCAGCAGCTCGTCGGCCGCCAGTTGGGGAAGGTCGCGCCAGCCGTCGATCGATTCAGACAGGGTGCCGATGGCCGTCACCGCGCTCCGCAGGTGGCGGGCGTGGCGGATCAGGGCGGCGTCGAGCGCCTTTGTGGCGCGCTCCTCGTTGCCCAGGAGGCCGCCCAGATTCCGCACCGTCGCGCGCAGGTCGTCGTCGATGCAGTCAATGGGCGGCTCCCACTTGTCGATCTTGGCCTGCGTGCGCTGCTTCAGCAGGTAATCCGACACCCGCTGGAGGTGGCGACGGAAAGCGCCCTCCACGGCGGGGCGCACGGCAGCCATCGCAGACGCCGCCGCGCGCGCCGCGTTGAACGCATCGGCCTCGTCCTGCGCGTCGAGATCGACGCTAGGAGCGATTGCCTTGGGCTCCACGTCCACAGAGGGTGGCACGCCGTCCGATGGCGCAGCGGGCTCGCTCGGCGCTGGAGCGGGCTGCCCGGGCGCTTCCGTGTTCATGGGCAGGCGGATGCTGTCGCCACCTTCAACAGCCGGCAGACCTTCGCGCGCGCGGATCTCGTTCGGGGTCAGGATGCCGTTGGTGACGGCGACCGCGTAGGCGGCGTAGCGGGTGCTCATGTCGGCCCGCAGCAGGCTGTCGAAGTTGATCCGGGTGCAGTAGCGCTCGCCGCGCTGGAGGAGCTTGCGGCTCGCCTCCTGCTCCAGTCGCGCAGCCCAGCCGGCCAGCGTGTGCTTCACGAACTCTGCGTCGGCCTGCTCGTTGCTGCTGTAACTCTGGCTCTCAGTGTCGCCGACCTTATGCGCCGGAACGCCCATCGCCGCGGCGATCTGCTGGCGGCAGTACTTGCGCATCTCAATCAGTTCGTTGTCCTTCGCGGTGGCCGTGATGGGCTCGTAGGTGAGCCCGTCTTCCAGCACGGCCACGCGACCGGCGCGGCTTGCACCGCCGTGCGCAGCATGCCACGCATCGCGCAGGCGCTTGCTGGCCTCTGGCGACAAACGGCCCGGCATCTTCAGCACGCCGCCGGGCACTGCGCCCTGGGCGAAGAAGCGCGTCACGAACTCTGTGACCTCCAGCTCCAGCCCGATCAGGTCGCGCATCTGGTGGATGAAGGGCACGCCGAGCATGCCCTCGAACGTGGTCGGCCCGACGAGGTGGAACATGTCGTAGCCGCGGAAGCGACGCATGGCCTTCTCTTCGTTCTTGCCCGTGTACTTGCCCGTCCACACCTGGTAGTAGGGCTGGTTATCCCCGTCGCGATACATGGCGACGTAGTCGCTGCGCAGGGGCTCTAGCGCGACCGGGCGGCCCGCCTTGTCGCGGTGGATGTAGGCGAAGAAGTTGCCCGTCAGTAGCGCCGAGGTGAGCGCCATCTCGCGCCACTGGATCGCGCCGATGTCGTCGGACGCCTCGTAGTTCAGCAGGTTGTAGAGCGGGTGCTCGCTGTCCGCGACCTTGCCCTCGGGCGTTTCCCGCAGCACCTGCCAGTCGAGGCGGCTGATGCTCGACGCGATCAGGCGCACGCATGCGAACACCGTCGGCGCTTCAAGCGCGCGCGCCGGCGTGATGCTCTCGCCCGTGTAGGAGTACGACTGGACGTAAGACTGCACGCGTCCGCTCGTCGGCTGGCCGATCGGCACGGTGTCCTCGAAGTCGCTTCGCGGTGGGGTGGGGCCGAGGTATCGGCGCAGGATGTCGA